ATTAGGCTTAGAGTTGTCGTAAACCCCATCGATGTTTTTAAGCTGAATGCCATTAACATCGTCTTGTGTTGCATAATTGGAAAAATCAATAGATTCGCCTTTCATACTAAAATGTTCTACATCTAGAGCAGTTTCATGTTTTACGCCATTCTTGTCTCTGTAGCTAAGAATATGTCCTTCTTCGTCCAATGTCATCTCTTGCCTATTCTCTATGTCTGTTTTTTCTTCTATTTGTGTCAGAATAGTCTCAGACTTTACGTTGTAGATATAGTGGCTACCATCAGGATTTGTTGCAGAAAGAACTTTTCCTTCTGCATCTTGCTCAACTGCAAGAAATTCCTCGTTATCCTTCAAAAAGAAAACGTCAATAAGTTCTTTGAGATTGGTATATATTGTGCCTACCTTTTCCTGCAAAGCAGCTACATTTGATTGAATCTGGGAGATAACTTGCTTCAAGGCATTGACAGCATGGATTTCACCAATGACTTCTCCGTCTCTTCTGATACCAAGAAGTATCTTATCATCAGCATCAAGCCAAACAGCGAAGAACTCTTCATTCTGCTCAACGTGATACATTTCATTGAGAGGAAAATATGGCTTTCCAGTTGCTCTGTAGATACCAAAGAGAAGTCTATTCTCTGAATCTACAACAGCCATGATAAACTCCTCATTTTCGATTACTCTGAATGGAGTATCTTGAACATTTCCCTCCTCGTCCTTGATGGAAACCTTATCCGATAAGTCGCTGACTTTGGAACCCACTTCGTCAATGGCTTCCTGCACGTTTCCGGCCTCCAGGCCGCTGGTCTCGTTATTGTACACGACTTTTTTTGCGGCTGAAACGTTTCCAACCGCAATGCAGAGCCACTTGTCCGTGTTGATGTTCTCAACGGCTCCGTCCGCTCCCATCTGGGCAGGAGCAGACGTGTTGTCGTCAATCTTGCTCTGGTACGTTGAGCCAAGCATGGTCACCTGGTTCAATCGCTGGTAAGCAGTACCCTCCTGGTACTCTCCCTTTGAAATCGGAATCTTGCCGATATTTAATTTTGTTGTGCCCATATATGTTATTTTTAAATGATTTCTTGTTCAATGATTACATTTCCATCCTCATCTGTAGAAACAGATCTGATTGTAGAGTCTTGCCCGATGATGGCATTGAGTTCGCCAGTATCATCGTCAAACTCAATGGCGAGGAGGTTTCTGTTCAACTTCTTGTCAAGCTCCTGCATGGAATTATTAACATCCTCTGCATTCGCCTTCTTGGCTATCTCGGCATCCTGTGCGGTATTCTTGGCGGTCTGCTCTGAAAACGATTGCTTCACCTCCTCAGCATTAGCCTTCTTTTCCAAGGCTTCATCATGTTCCTGGTCCTTATCCTTCAACCCTGCAATGTCGCTTTTGATAGCCGCAATTTTGGAGGTAATTTCCCCAATGCTGTTGAGGTTACCCATCAGGAGCCATCCTGCCTCTGTTCCTTTCTGGAAGGCATAGATGTTGCCGTTTTCTGTCTGAGACTGATTGTCCTTGTCATAGATGGCAACCAGCTGACCAAAGCGAAGAGGCTTGCCATTTGTACCTACAGGAGCCGAACTGTCTGCATTCATGGCAGCAAAGCTCTTATAGACCTTGTGGATTCCAAGTCCTTCTGCATTCTGCTCCATATCTGCAAGATACGCCAGGGTATCTGCATGAAGACCGAATGTTTCTTCAGGACTAATGCTATCCACCTCTTTCACCTGACGAAGGCGGATAGCTTCCTGCTGTAGTTCATAAATCGTCTTCATGCTACTTTACCTTTAAATAGTCATTATATTTTGAAGCAAGAACGACCTGCAAGGAATCCAAGGCAGGAACATCCTTCACAGCATAATAGGTTCCAGATGTTGGCTTGTGTCCAACAATCTCTGCCGTATAGCTTTTCACTACGGGACGAGTCACGCCATCTTCAAATTCTCTTTTTTCAAGGATTTCTTCGTGTAAGACATAATAACAATCTATGATGTAGCCTTCTCCAGTGTCCGTTTCAGTTTCTCCGATTGTTGTTTGAGGAACATCATAAACTCCATTTTTGGTAATGAGCTTATGAGCTTGCACGGTTTCCGAGTTTGTGTCAGCATTGCCATTAAGGTGTCTCGGTGTCGAATATATGGGAAGATTCCTTACATCCTTAATTTTATCATCATCACAACCAGAACCTTGTGTTTCTCCATCTGTTATTGGAAATAAAGACATAACCAAATCAACCATATTGTCCTGAAGCATCTTCAGATCTTCAAGAAAAACAGGCTGGCCGCCTTCACTAAAAATGAGTCTATTCATAATCGTACAAATTTATACTGAAAGTTCTTCCAGCTGGTTTATAAATATTCAATAAGTTACGGATGGAATTGAGATGTTTCCATCCATATTTATCAGCATCTTTGCTTTCCAATGAGGTACATAAGAAAGTTGGAACCATAACAATGAAGTTTATAGGAGCCGATACTTCGTATTCATGTACCAGATATGCCTTCCCATTTTCAGATGCCAAATACATGGAGAACGGAGGCTGTGATTCCCTGCCGAAATGCAGATACTTATTCCTGTTGGCATCATCAGGAGTAGTTATGTAAATTTGTCCTTCCGTCAAGTAGAATATCTGATTCAATGCCTTTTCCAATTTTGCCACATTAGAAGTAATGTTCAATCTGTCATCCGTTTTCCCTCTGTGACTTGTGAAAAGTTCATAGATATAGCGCAAAGGCAAAATCAATACACACAGGAATGCAAGCAGGAACTTGCTTCTCAAAATAGGAGGTGTCAAGATAGCCACCAATTTCACCAAATCAATTTTATACCACATAAGTCAATGAATCTGAAAGAAAATAAGGAATATAGCTGCCACTCTCTCCGATGTAATTGTTGCCTGACACATTATGCCATTCCAGGCTACCTTCTATTTGATACGAGCATGTACCAAGTTCTACATCTTCAACACCATCGACAGCAAGGATGGCATTCACCAGTTTGGTCTTATTGAATGTGCCTCCATACTTAATATTCTTCAGATGCTCCTCAATGGCTGATTCTACAGGCTTGGTTCCATCTGAAAGTCTGTACCCTTCTTCGTCTATCACAAGAGGGTCAACACTGATATTGGCCTCGATGCTTAGATAATCACCTCTTTTGCTAGTGATTCCCAGAATAACCCCTGCCACCTTAACCCTGTTCATATACTGTTTGAACACCGTTAAAACATCGTTTGAAAGGGCTACAGGCATTCCGTTCTTGTCACCGCTCACGAGAATCTGAACACTTGTGCCACGGTCTCTCACGGCAGCATACTTCACAACCTGCTTGCTTTCGTCGATGATAGCGTACCCATACTGCTGGGTGGTCTCGTTCAATACGAGCTGGTCACCATACTGGAAAGCCTTTGCCATCTTGTAGTACCAGGGCACGGAGGCTACCACGGCCATGGAGATCTTTTCATCCACATCTTTTATATATAGCTCGAAGATGGATTCAAGCACATGGCAGCAAGCTGCTACGATGAAGAAGATGATGTTCTCCAAACTCACAGATGAGAAGCTGCCGTTCCATGTACTGCCTTCCTTCAGCCCATATTTCTCACGGATGGTGGCATCAGCCATGAAAGCATCCGTCATTGTCTTTTTGATTTCTGCTACAGTTCTTGCCATGTTACTTAAACTCTTGAGTAAATTCCTCGCCAAAGATTCTCAGACGGACATTGCCGTTGTCCCTGGCAGTAGCAGGAGATACGTCATTGTTCTTGCAGAAGTTCTGCATAACCCGATTCCATGTTCCTTCAGGCAGAGTGAGTTCTGTCCCCGGTTCCGGAATCTCAGTTATACTGATTCCGTTTTTCTGGGCGATGGCCACCATAGCCTCCCATGATCCAAACTCCTGGATGGCGATGTCTGCCATCGTCTGTCCGTCCTTAACCTTTGTCTTCATATCTATTTATTTTTTATATCCCACACGAAAATACCAGGTGATAAACAGGATAAAACAGATGAACAACCCGGTGAAAACATATATTCCCCATTTATGGGACGGAGGCTCTACTACCTCTTTCTGAATGTTTTTATCCATGTCATGCCGTCTGTCAGCCTCCAACTTCTTGGATTCATACTGTTTCTGGTTTGTGGATTCATTCTTATTTGATTTCTGGTTGCGTTCCGTGTCCCGATACCGTTCCTTGCTCAGAATGTTGCCCTGGCTGTCAAGAACCAGCACCAGGGAATCCCTTACCTTAACCGAATCAATCAGGTTGTACTCATACCGGATCATTACGGAATCCTTGAAGACAATGGAGTCACGGATATTCACGGAGTCCTTCACCACCAGCTTCTGGGATGAATCCATCCGCTTGCTGGAACCACAGGCAGCAAACATGATCACTGCCAGGAGTAAATAAATGTAATGCTTCATATCGTTATAATTTAGATGTCCTTGTACTCTTCCTTGGCATAGAAGCAAGGGCAAACCTTGACCCATTCGTTGGAAGTAATCTTGCCGTCATGATTCAAGTCCGGACTGAAATCACGGTGTCCCTGGATGATGGCATCAGGATATGACTTGCGCAAGAGCTTCAGCAGACTCACCAGAGATTTCTTCTGGGCTTCTGTTCGGTTGTCAACAGGCTTTCCCTTCTCGTCGATACCACCGATGTAGGCGATGTTGATGAGCTTTGAGTTCCAGCCTTTCACTCCATTGCTGACCTTCTCGACACTGAGCATCTGATGGATGGTTCCATCGGGAAGAATTACATAATGATAGCCGGGCTTTTTCCAACCTATCCGTCTGAAATGAAGTTCCAGCTCCTTCACGGTCGTAGATTGTTTACTTGCCGTGCAATGAATTGCGATGTACTTGATTTCTCTCATTTTTTATTTAATGCTTCGAGGGCTTTTTCTACGTCCTCAGTTTTAATATTCATTTTACTTGCGATCTCACCCACAAGAGCCTTCTTCAGCAGCTTGAGGAACGGCATGTTCGGGAAACAGATCAGCATGCTTGCTGCTGAACTGAAAAGCTCCACGAGGATGATGCAGATGCAGATTACGCTTGTGGTGAGTCCGTTGCTCACACCGATGAGTTTGTCGATAAAGATAAAGATCAGAATCACGGACCCATATACTGCCAGCTTGCTGAATGAGTCCCTGGCTAGTTCACTTCTGGTGAAGCGTTTCTGCTTCAAGCTGGAGAGAATGCCCCAGAAGGCATCCATCACAACCGCCCCGACGGTGAACCCCACCATAATCTCATATCCTGCAAAGAAATTGGCGATTATCAGGAGAAGGCACAAACACCATCCCCATACGGTGGAGAACACCACCGTCAATTTATTCAAGAAATGTTCTAAGATCATTGTTATGTTCATTTTAATATTTTGCTTCAATCTTAATGCCTGTCATGGTGATTGTCACCTTGTCAACGGTCTGTCCGTCCATCTCCAGCTGTTCCTTAATCAGGGTCCTCCAGTAGATGGGATCATTGTCAAGCAGCATGTCGCTGATACCGACTCCCACGGATGGATTCTCCTTCAGCTCACCCTTATGGAGGGAAAGCACCAGTGCCTGGTTCTGTCTGAGCACATCACCCACGAACAGGCTTCCATGCTTCACGATTGGCTCCAATATAGGAGAATCCTTGTTGTATTCAAGTTGTATTCCTTCCATGTCAATGCTTTATTTTAACATCCTCATAGTCGCCCTTGTCGAACGTCTTTGCGGATTCCATTGGTTTAACTGTAGTGAAGGTTCCACCGGGATGGCTCACGGTTACCTGATGGGTGTGGCTGTTGAAGGATTCCACAAGCTCGTTGATTTTATCGGTCAGCTGTCCAATATTGATGAGTCCTCCCAGCTTGCCGCCATTGATGACGATGGTTTCGATGTGGTCCACCTGTAGAACGACTAGTTCCGTAAGGTCTCCGGACAAACTGCCTATAGTCACGGCACTCCCCACCTTTGGGGTGATGAGCATCAGTCCGTCATCGGCAAGTTCTGATGCTTTGAGTCTTACTCCAGGGATGTTGATGTTTCCCACGGTCACCTCACAGAGGTTGCCGTCAACCGACTTCACGATTCCCTGATAGATGGAGATGGTCTTTCTTCCACCTGCCACATTTCTCAAATGTTCCTGCAACTGTCTGTAATCATCCATATCCTAACTGAGTCTGAATCCCAAATTAACTTTTCTCTTGCCACCTTCTTTTGAGAACTCCGTTGTCACGGCCGTCACGAAGTAAGTTCCATCCTTGTAGGGATAGTCCGCATCATGTAGAGTCACGCTGTCTGACGGTCTGCATACCGGGATGAGCCATCCCGTGATGCTTCCCTCATAGCCATTAAAGCTTCTGCGCTTCACCTCCAGTTCACCACGAGCCTTCATGGATGCCTCGTCGTTGGTGGCACACTTGATTTCAATCCTGTCTCCTCCGGTTGAGCCTGTCTCGATCTCCTTGACGGTTCCGTCTGGCATCAGAGCCTTCACGATGACCTGTATCTTCTTGTCTTCTGCCCGATGATAGGTGAGGTTGTCTTCCTCCACGTTCAGGGCGAAGTCATAGAAGCATTCCACTCCCATCTTCTCGCCTGGAGGATGAATGTGCAGGGTCTCGTCCTGTAGATAGATGTCCGCCCCACATTCCTCCTGCACCTTTTTCAACACATCATAGCCAGTGGCATTGTTGATGACAAACTTGTTGTATGTCCAGGAGTAGGAGCACTCCACCTTGAATGACAATCCACATCCGGTTACCACCTTTGAGAGAAGATCCTTGAGGGAAACCTTCATCAGAACCTCGTTTCCGATGTCCTTTCGGAACAGAAAGAGGTCATCTTCGCAATGCAGCTTGATATTTCCTCCGTCGGTCGATATGCGCTGAAGCCATCCCTCGAACTCCGTTTCAAGTCCCGGCTCCTTGTAACCTAGGGTAATGATCACCTTGTCACCACGGTGAAGTTTATCCTCTATCTGGAGAGCCTTGTTGTATTCGGATGCAGGGAGAGTGATGACTGCCGTGTCTGCCAGGAGTTCCACGCTCCGGTGGATTTCCACCTTGTCTATCATGCAAAGCTTGTATTTGCCGATTCTTATGTCAAAAGCCATTGTGTACATATCATCATGCGTTTAAGTCATCACGGCTCAGGAGCAACTTGTAGATGTCGTCACTGTATGCCTGGATGGTATAGTTCTGATTTGCCGTTCCCGATGTGAACGGGATGTCCCAACTCTCGATGGCAAGCTGGCTGATTCCGAAGATTTCCAGCAATGGATTGAGCACCTTCACATGACCAGCTTCACAGAAACTTCTAAGCTTTGCCACATCAGCTTCGGGATATTGGCCATCCTCACCCAAAAGGATTCCCTCAATCCTCACGCTGTAGTCATCCTGCGTCCACCGCTCCTTGATGCTTCCCTTGATGGTTCCCTTCGACACATGTCGCCTGGTGAGAATGTTCTGACCGTTCAGACTGATCATCGGTTCCGTAGGGAAAAGCCATTCCCTCGCACCAGACTCCTCCAGCTGAAAGCGGAGAGGCAGCACCATGGGGATTCCCCTTGCATTGGTACGTACCACGTCGGCAAGTTCCTCATCGGTCATCTTGTCAACATCGAATCCGGAACTCTCCGGAATGGTCTTTGCCGCTGACAGGTAGCCAAGGTTCACACCATGGAAGTTGTTCTCACGGAACAGCCAGTATGGTGGAATCTTGGTGAGTCCCATGGCTCGCAAGGCCAAGTTCTGTAATATGAATCTGTTCGTTGTGCTCATCGGTCTGTACTTGTTGCTATTGACAAGGCCCGGTTCATGCACTGGAGCACGACACGCTCCAGCTCCGCTGTATCCGTCTTGTCGTTCATTGTCACTTGAATGTTGTCGAAGAACTTTCCTATGGTGATGTGGATGTTAGAACTTCGGGAACCGCCTGTGGCCAGAGCATCGGCTGTGGACTTGCCACCACGTCCGCCTTTACTGCCACTGCCAGCCTTGCCACCACCACCAGAGCCGAACATCACGTCTTGCGTGCTTCCCTTCAGCCCCGGTTTGGCAATGCTACGGTGTGGTGCTTGAGCTGTTTCATGAGGGTATAGGGTCGAGCCTTTTCTGCCTTCTTCCCTTGAATGCCGCTGATAGTTGTTTCTGATTCCATTTGCAAGAGTCCTCGTATTACCCACGGCATTGGCGGCAGCATTGACTCCACTGATTTTCTTGGCTCCCGAAACGGCATGATTCCAGGCTGCCTCGAAGTTTCCGCTGAAGAGTTCTCCCAGAGCCTTGCCCAGTTCTCCAACACCACTGAGCAAATCTTTGATTCTATCCGTCACGTAGTTCTTGATGATGGAGCCAAAGCCCTTCATGGTGTCCCACATGGTGAGGATGAAGGCACGGAACCCGGCAAATCTGTTCCAACAGTACACGATGCCAGCTGTGAGGGCAGCGATGCCGGTAATGATTAGTCCTATAGGATTGGCATTCATGGCAGCATTCAGCAACCATTGTACACCTGCCCACACCCTGGTGGCTCCACTCACCACCGTGATGATTGTACCGTAGGCAGTCATGGCTATGTTGTGAAGGTTGAAGGCAATGGTGGCAACGCCAATGACAGATGCCACATATCCTATTTCTGCTCTCCATCTGAAGAAGAATCCGATGGTTGAAGATACGGCATCCGCAAGCCATCCGAACAGTCTTCCTGCAATATTGGAGATGAGAGCGAAACCATCCCATACTGGCTGTAAGTCGGTTGCCCACAAAGCGATGGAGTCAACGACATCAAGGACACTTCCCGAAACATCCTGAAACAGGTCGATGGCTTGCAGGATGAACGGCTGTATCTTGTCATACACCTCCACGGCCCGCTGCTGAACCAAGCCGATAGCCGTGCTCCATTTTCCTGCAACGGTCTTGCTCTGTTCCTCCATCATGCCATGGAACATACCTCCAACACCTGTTGCATGCTGCAAGGCGGCAGATACGGCATCCACGCCAATTTTTCCCTTGCTCATCATGTCTTGCAGTTCCTGGTAGGACTTGCCCGTCATGTTCTGGAGTTCCTTCAATGGGTTGAATCCTGCATTGATGAACTGCAACAGGTCCTGACCCGACATTTTTCCGGCAGCACTGACCTGTCCGAACACAAGTGCCAGGGAGTTGAGTTTCTCTGAGTCGCCCATGGAAATGTCTCCCAGCTGCTGGAGTCGCTTCATGACATCATCACCAGCCACGCCAAAGTTCAGAAGCATCTGTGCTGCACCCTCCAGGTGGAGATTGGAGAATGGGGTGGCTGCTGCGAATCCGTTGATCTGTTGCAGCAGTTCCCCTGCCTTGCGCTCATCACCCACCAGTACACGGAAGGCAACGCTTGTCTTCTCAGCCTGTGACCCTAATGCCGTGATTGCACCGATGCCAGCACCGATGATGGTATAGGGATTCATCAGAAAGTCCATGCCGGGCAGAGACATCAGGGAGTTCTTGAAGTTGGAGAACGAGAAGGCTTCCTGAAGGCGTGTCCTTACGGATGTAGCCTTTCGGGATATGCTGTCAAGCTGTTCAGACGTGCGCCTTGCAACGCTCATTACGTTGCCCTCGCTTGCCTGTAGCTTGATAAGAAACTGTAATACACTTTTAGCCATCAGTCCTGTTCTCTGCTATTTTTATATCCTTCAAATATCTGATAGTCCACGCCCACTGTTCATCGGGAAGCGTGTCGGGATCCAGACATAGATTATATCTCAGCAAGGTATCTATATACAAGATGCTGCTTGCATCGACATCCTCTATACCTGCATCCTCTAGAGTTTTTTTATCTCTGCCTCCTTCACCTTCAGAACTTCCTCAAGCTGGGAGCATGCGGCAAAGAAGAGGTCATCATCGGTAAGGATTTCCTCATCACCATCGAGCCACAACTGCTTGAGCAGGGCTTCCTGCATCTTGATCGGGTCTTTCACCACGCTCACGTAACTGAGATCCTTGCGTGTCGGCTTACGGATGATGCACGACTTTCCGCCTGTCTCAATCTGGAAGATTTCGCCATGCTGCTTCTTCCAGTCTTCCACTTTCTGCTTATCTACTTTCATTTTCAAATCGTTTTTGAATGTTATTTGAATGGTGTTCAAACGCTATGCGCACTTCTTGTCGAGGAAGATAAAAGGAAGCACCTTCTCCTGGAATTTGTCTCCCTGCTTCCATGCGGTCTTGTCTTCTGTAAATTCCGCACCCACGAGGATGTCCGTCACGATGGCATCACCCTTGGAGGCATTGCCGTAGGCTACCACGATGTCGAACGAAGCGTCAAGAATGTCTCCACCACAAGCCTGTTTCAACGACTCGTACTCGCTTTGGAGCAAGGTGATGGAACCCTCATACGACTTGTTGCCTCGCTGGATGCCGTGCGGCTTGTTGCCCTTGGCATATACGGCTTCCTTCTCCTGCTTGGGATTGTACTCTACGGCACGGAAGCCAGTGACAGGGCGGCCAGCCAGAACCACGGAGATGTCTGCCCATTCATATTCTCTTGAATTAAACATAATCTTTAACTGTTGCTAGTTTCTACCAAAAAGCCCAGATTTACGTCCACATATCGGGCATAACCGTATGGGCGTACCTTCAGAGTTACGAGAACCTTGGATGTACTGAGCACATTCTGTGTCTCGTCGATATAACACTTGCATCCCTCGCCATCGGAGGATGCACACAATTCACCATTGGCGGTCATCTGCTTGTTGATGCCGTTCTCCACGGTCTGCTGCCAGCTCTTGACGATGCCTACCTGCAAGGTTCCGTCCTCGTTGACTTCAAGCTCATCGAGGAGCATGTCAAGCAGCAGGTTGTAGGCAATGCGGTAAGCCTTGTCAATCACCCTGCGTGTGGCAATGTGCGAATAATCACCAGTAGGGTCACATGCCAGGTTGTCGTCTGCATAGAAATAGTCTGTTCTGCCTACATATTTACGGGGTACGATGTAGCCCTTCTCGAAGATGCCCCTGATGGCACTCTCTGACTCGTCAACCTTGCTTGCACCCACGAACATCTTCAATGGTGCGAGAGAGCCATCCTTCACACGTCCGATGTTGCGCTGCACCGGGATGCTTGCCACACGACCAAGCAAGGTTCCGATACTTGCGCCCTTGGATGAAGCCACGGTGTCACCGATGGTGATGCCTACACGGTCGTATTTCTCCTGGGTCATGTCCTTCAGTTCCTTGGAAGAATCATAGTTTCTTCCCTCCAGGATGAAGAACAGAGGAGCATAGAGGTCGGTGGTTGCCCATTCCGCCAGCTGCTGTGCCTTTGGTAAGGCTGTGAACACATCGGGGTCAAGTCCTTCTGCACTTTCCTCCGTAGTATCAGTGTTGAGGTTGGCGATACCGATACCTCTGAGGTTGCCGTTCTGCTTGGCGATCAGGTCACGTGCGTATCCTGCATCCGTCTGTGTATAGTCACAGAGGGCAGTCACGGTTGTTGTTGGGGCCACCGGGTAGAGGATGAGCTTTGTGCCAGCATCAGCCTCGTCATAGAACTCAGATACCTGCTTGTAGAGGGCTGCGTTGTTTTCCGAGGTGACACCAAGAGCTGCGAGGTCATCCATGCTCGTGATGGTATAGGCTGTATTGAGCACCATCGTGCTTTCCACGGCCGCTGCACCGCAAATGAGGGCCATGAGGCCGTCGGCACTTTCACCGACGGTTCCCAGCTGGCCATTGAGAAACTGAATTTTTACTCTCGGTAAAATCATAGAGTCTGTATTAATGAGTTAACGGTTAGGCTGCGTTGCTCTCGATGATGACTGCGATGCCCTTGCCATCGTAGCGACGTGGAGAGCCACCAGCACGAACGAGGAATGAATAGATGTCACCATAGTAGGTTGGGCTGCCTGTATCATCGAACATCTTCACCTCACCGAGGGCACGGCTCACACAGTCCTGCTGCCAGGCAAGACCTGCCGCAAGTTCGGTTGCTACGGCTTCTTCCTCCCATTTCAGCAAGGCTCCACCATTGGCGGTTGTACGGAGCACCTGTGAACGCTGCATGATCTCAAAGCCATAAAGCTTGCCGAGAACGCCTCTTGAGGCATCGGCACAGGAGAGGAATGCTGAAAGTTCCTTGTCGGTCAGGTCATCGAGCAGGTCAGCATACATGACGGAGTCAACGAGCAGGAAGCGGTTCTCTGCCGGAACATCGTCCTTGTTGAACTGAATCATGGCCTTCATCACGGCAGCCTTGGTAAACTTCTTGCGGTTGCCTGTGGCTGTACCTGAAGTATGCGCCTCACGGGCATCACCTGTAGTAAAAATCTTATTCTTCAAACTTCCAGCCCACTTGTAGAGCAGGTTCTGGGCAGCCGTCTTCTGCAACTGCTTGCGGTCGTTGGCAAGGATGCTGTTGCGCTTGTTGTATGAAAGCTCCACGCTGTCCACGTCGGAGAGGTGGATAGGGTCTGTTGTCAGCTCGTCGATGTCGTAAGTGAGTTCCTGGTCAGTTCGTTCCTTGATGGTCGCTGGCTTCTCAGATCGGTTGATGACGACACTCGAAGGTTTGCCTGCGTTAGGGATGTGAACGGTCTTGACGTTCACGAAGTCAGAGTCATCAATACTTTTCGCCATGAAGGAATCATCAGGGAAGAAATTCTCGACGATGGTATTGATCCAAATTTGTCTGTTTAATGCCATTTCTTTAAAATATTAAAAGTTATTACTCAATGTAGTCCACACCGAACTTCTGCTTGTAGAGGTCCTTGAAGAGTGTGAAGTCCTGCTGCTTCAAAGTGCCAAGGTTGTTCTCCTTGTCAATCTCGTCCCAGCTCTTGTTTGCGAAGCTTCCAGCACCATGCTGGTCAGGATGGATGAAGTCAACCGCACGGTTCTGTACCCGGCCCTTCATGCCGTCGATGAGCTTGATGGCGTTCTCACGGTCGTTCTTCAAGAGGTTCTTGAAGGTCTCCACCTGCTCCTGGGTAATCTTGCCAGCCTTGACAGCGTTGCTGATGAGGGTCTCATCCTTTTCCTTGTGCAGCTTGTCAAGTTCCGCCTTGTAGGTCTCAACGGTCTTCGACAGGGCATCAGCCTTGGTTGCCTTGTTTGTCAAATTTACGATGTGTGCCAAGATAGCACTCGAATCCGCCTTGTCTTCAAAAGTCGGAATCTTCTTGATGTCATCTAATAATGCCATTTCTCCTTTGTTTTGTGGCTTGAAGTCAAGCCGGTTATTAAAATAGTTATAAATACCTTCAGTAGTAGTCGGTGGGTCCGCCACCTCATCCATCTCATAGATGCCATCCACAAGTTTCATCTCAAGAGCCTCGCTTGCGGAAATCCAGTGATCCTGCCCATCGAAGTATTTCTTCTCAACCTCCTCTGCCGTCATGCCGAGGCGTTTGGCAACCATGGTGGCGAGGTTGGTCTGCAATTTTTCCATCTGCTCCGCTGTCTGACGGAGTTCGGAGGCATTGCCGTATGTGCCACCGCTCACGTTATGAAGCATAAGTTTGGCATAGGGACTCATAAGGAGAGGCTTTCCACATAAGGCAATGATTGCAGCGATGCTCGCTGCCACTCCATCAATATATATGGTGATGTCGCCCTTGGATTGTCGGAGGGCGTTGTAGATGGCCATGCCGCTGAAAACATCTCCACCCTGGCTGTTAATGCGCACCTCGATCTTGCAGTCCTGGTTCTCATTTGCGAAAAGCTCGCTAACCACACGGCTGCTATCTACGGAACATCCTTCTCCGACTTCTCCATAGAGCATGATGATGGTCTTGCCATCACCTTTTATTATATTGCTAAATTTCTTTTTCATGCTCGAATTTTTCTGCAAATATCGGGACTTTTTTCGACTTATGCAAATGTCGGTTCTAGCGTGAACTCCGTGGGCATCAACGTAGTGTTCATGAGCATCACCCTAGAAAGACGATTTCTTTTTTTGCCATTTTATTCAGACCTTTGCAGTACAAAACTCTATTTATATGGTAAAAAGTAACATTAACAAGAAGGATATTGCCAAGGATCTCTACCTCAAGGGCGGATGCACCCAGGAAGAGATTGCTGCCAAGGTGGGAACCACCAGACAGACGGTTTCCCGATGGGCAAGGGAAGGCAAATGGGAGGAACTGCGTGCCTCGTTCACCATTTCCACGGAAAACATCCTTGCAGGAATGATCCGGCAGGTAAGCGAGATTCAGAACCAGGCAAACGCACGAAAGGAGGGTGAGCGTTCCTTCACCCCAAAGGAGGCGGACACCGTGGTCAAGATTACGTCAGCCATCAAGAAGCTGCAGAACGATGCTGGCATCACCGACATCGTCAACGTGGGCATCAAGTTCACCAACTGGCTCCGTGGCATCGACATCGAGAAAGCGAAGGAGTACAATGAACTCTGGGATTTATTCATTAAAGATCAGCTGAAATGACACAGGATGAAAGAAACGCCTTGAAAAGGTGGGAAGAACACCACAAGGCCATTGCTGCCGATGTGCCTGTGGAAGACTGGCTCTCACAGAGCGACATCGACCGGAAGAGAAGAAAACTGGAGGAAGACCCGATAGCATGGATCACATACTTCTTCCCAAAGTATGCCAAGTATGAGTTTGCGCCCTTCCATGTGCGTGCCATCAGACGCATCATCGAGCATGATGAATGGTACGAGGTCCTGTCATGGAGCCGTGAGCTTGCCAAGTCAACGGTGGCAATGTTCATCTGCATGTACCTTGCCCTGACAAAGCGGAAGAAGTTCTTTGTCCTGACATCGGCCACCATCGACTCTGCCAAGCGACTCCTTGCACCCTACAAGATCAATTTCGAGTCAAACCCTAGAATCCGTCAGTTCTACGGTTCACAGATGACCCTCGGACAGTGGACGGATGGAGAGTTCACGGCCAAGTGTGGAACCAAGTTCTTCGCCCTGGGTGCTGGTTCCGCTCCACGTGGTGCCCGTAATGAGGACATCCGACCGGATGTCATCTACATGGATGACTTCGATACCGATGAGGATTGCCGCAACCCGGAAACGTTGAAGAAGAAATGGGACTGGTTCGAGGCTTCGCTTTATCCTACACGTTCCATCTCAGAACCTACCCTGATTCTCTGGTGCGGAAACATCATTGCCAAGGACTGCTGCATCAGGCGTGCTGGTGAAAAGGCAAGACACTGGGACATCGTGAACATCCGTGACAAGAACGGACGTTCCACCTGGCCAGCCAAGAACACGGAGGAACAGATAGACACCGTGCTCTCCAATATCTCCACCAAGAGCGCACAGGCAGAGTACTTCAATAATCCGGTGAGCGAGGGAACCATCTTCAAGTACCTGCCGTTCGGCAAGGTTCCGCCTCTCAGGAAGTTCAAGTTCCTCATCCTCTATGGTGACCCTGCCTATTCCGATTCCAGGAAGAAGGCAAGTTCCACCAAGGCTCTGTGGCTCATCGGAAAATACAAGGGCGTGTATTACATTATCAAGGGATTCCTTGCCCGTGAACTCAATGCCACCTTCATCGGCTGGTATTTCGACATCATGGACTATGTGGGAGGAAAGACCAACGTGTATTGCTACATGGAGAACAACAAGCTCCAGGATCCTTTCTTCAACCAGGTGTTCAAGCCCCTGCTGCGTGAGGAATGCAAGGCCAGGAACAGGCAGCTCTACATCAAGGGCGATGAGCGCAAGAAGACCGACAAGGCAACCCGTATTGAGGCGAACCTGGAGCCGATAGACAGAAACGGAGCCTGGATCTTCAACGAGGAGGAACGTGACAACCCACACATGCAGGAACTCATCAACCAGTTCAAGATCTTCGAGATGCACCTTCCATACAATGCCGACGGTCCCGACTGCATAGAGGGCGGAATCACCATCCTTGAAAACAAGGTCGTGGAGATGGAGCCGACAGTCACCATCTCATACGAAGAACTCAATGATAACAACCCATACAGAATGTAACTATGGCAAAATTCATCAACACATCGGACTACGATGCCACCATACATCGTGAAATCCTCGACTCCCTGCTCCGCAAGGAGTCAACCGCCTACGACCCACAGATCATTGAAATCTGCGAGGATAGGGCTATAGCAGAAATGAAGGGCTATCTCAACAAGACCTACGACTGTGAGAAAATCTTCTCAGCCGAAGGAGAGGAAAGAAACGCCCTCATCCTCATGTTCGCCATCGACATCACCGTCTATCACATCTTCTGCCAGCACAATCCCTACAAGCTGGCTAAGATACGACAGGACCGATACGACCGGGCCATCGAGTGGCTCAAGGGAGTGATGAACGGAGACATCACAATCGACGGTGCTCCAAAGCTTCCCGATGATGAGGTGGCAAATAACTCAAGATGGCAAATCATGGCAGATGATGTCAGACCCACATTATTATAATATAATAAGGTAAGAAATGAAAAAGCAAAAGAATAGACTCGGACGCAAGCCTGGCAATGGCAGTTCCAGCAAGATAGTACAGGGTGGTTTCAGAAAGATTGCAGGAAACCGCCCACCAGACGTGTTCCTTCAGATGCCTGAACTTTTCATGTTCAACATGAAGGACTACATGGATTCAGTAAGAAACGCCAAGAGCATTGATTTCTCCTATCGTGTCAAGCTCTTCGACATGTACGAGTCGGCACAGCTCGACCTTCACCTCTCCGGTGTGCTCGACAAGCGACTCCGTGGCGTAACCCGAATCCCTATTGAGTTCCAGCGTGACGGCAAGCCGGATGAAACCATCAACCGACAGCTTCGCTCTCCATGGTTCAAGCAGCTGTGCAAAGACCTGGTGATGTCACAGTTCTACGGCTTCACCCTCGTTCAGTTCTACCTCGACGATGAGGGCGATATTCGCTACGATCTCATCAACCGCAAGCACTACGACCCGGTATTCCATAAGATTCTGAAATACCAGGGCGATCTGGATGGAGTTGACATCGAGAATTTCTCCAATACCCTGTTTGTAGGCACGGAGCGTGGACTTGGCATCTTTGCAGAGATTCTCCCTGCCGTTCTCTACAAGCGTGGAGACATGAGCGACTGGGCGAAGTTCTGCAACATTTTCGGCATGCCTATCCGTGAGTACACCTACGATGCCGGGGATGAGGATGCCCGAAAGAAGATTATTGCCGATGCTAGAAACCAGGGAAGCAATGCCGTGTACATCCACCCGAACGAGAGTGAGATGAAACTGATCGAGGCTGGAAACAAGACTGGTTCTTCTGACCTTTACCAGAACTTTGCCGAGTATTGGGACAGCAAGATCTCCATTCGTGTGCTGGGCAACACCCTTACGACAGATGCAAAGGACACGGGAACCCAAGCCCTCGGAACCGTACACAAGGAGGAAGAGAATGACATGAACGTTGATGACCGCAATTTCCTCCTCGACATTCTGAACTACGACATGAAGCCTATCTTCACAAGCCTGGGCTTCAATGTGGAGGGTGGAGACTTCGTCTATGCCCACAAGGATAAGGTGGACACCCAGGAAATGCTCAACGTGGTGAAAGGTATGAAGGAAATGGGCTTGCCGATGGATGATGACTGGCTCTACGAGACATTTGGCATCGAGAAGCCGAAAGACTACGACAAGCAGAAGGAAAGCATCGAGGCACAGAAACAGGCCATCCGTGAGAGCCTTCAGAGAGCAGGGGAAGAACCCCACAGGGAAGAGCCTTTGAACACTGATAAAAAACCGTTCAAAGACCGCTTGAAGAGTTTTTTCGGAGTAGCCCCAGCTATCGGGGCGGACACCGACTTCTGATTGATACGCTCTATTATGGAGGTTCTCAATGCCAGTGCGGACACCACCATTTCGACAACGTGGATGGTGCAATCCGCTTCAATGCAGACATTCTCTCCCAGTTCTTGAAAACCATTTATCGGGGCTTCGATACCGAAAACGGAATAGAGGGAGCCATGTGGCGTGAGGTGCTGCGTGTCATCAACGAGGAAACCGTGGAAGGTCTTGCCAAGGCAAAGACCCCACCAACCCATGAGGAAGACTTCTACCGGGCACTCAGACACTCCAACGAGGTGTTTGCCGCCTTCAAGGTTCACACCATGGGCAAGGAGATGGCTGCAAAGCTCTATGATGCCGACGGCAAGCTGAAACCTTTCTCCAAATGGGTGGAAGACGTGCGCTCCATCAGTTCCCATCAGGTGGGTTCCTGGCTGAAGACTGAGTATGATACGGCCGTAATCCGTGCGCACGCTGCTGCCGACTGGAGAGAGTTCGAGAGAAACAAGGACATCCTTCCAAACCTCAGATGGATGCCTACCACCTCGAAGGAGCCGGAGAGAAACCACAGGGTCTATTGGAAGATGAAACTCACCCTCCCGGTGGATGATCCTTTCTGGAATGAGCATCACCCAGGTGACCGATGGAACTGCAAGTGCTCGCTTGAAGCCACCGATGCCACCGTGGTCCGTCCCAAGGACATGGAGCCTACAAAGCCACAGAGAGGACTGGAGAACAATCCTGGTAAGGATGGGCACACATTCAGCGACAATCACCCGTACTTCCCAAAAGGATGTGGCTCATGCCCGTTCAACAAAGGCTTCAAAAACAAGATGGGAACTTTCTTCAGGAATGAAAAGAAACATTGCTATGAATGTGGAAAGATAGATTCTAACTTGCCAACAGAGAAAAAAGAAAAGAGACAAGAGGAATATTTGTCATACAAAGAAAATCCACAATATAAAGATGTCGTATTAGACCCTGTTAGTAATGGGTTGAAAGCCACACATGTAGAGCACAATATAGATAAGAAGAAAGGTTGGTATGAAACAACAACCCAAAATGTGGCTTGCAAAAATGGCCATAAAGTCATTCTTGAAAAAGAAGATCATTCTATTTTGAATCATAAAAATACAGAAGGAACTTGGGATGATATGCTTTTCGAGATAGCAGCAGCTGAAACAGGAACAGATAATAATATCAGAAGAGCATTGAAACATTGCGCTTCTAAGCCAAACGCTGATGTAGCAGTTGTATTCTATCCAAATGACAATTTTGACGAAGAAACTTTTGAACGTGGATTTGCAAAGTTTAATGGATTGAAAGGTACTTCACAATATCGCTTATTTAAACGAATTTATTGTGTAGGAAAAGACAAAATCCTATTAACAAAAAAGCCAGAGTAAAACCCTGGCTGGAATGGAGGACGTGTCCCGAATGGGATTAAACGCTCCCTCCACGTTGCAAAGATACAACATTTCCTTGAAATGCAAGTAAAAATAATAAAAAACTTTGCCTATGGATGCAAAAAACATAGAAAAACTGGTTGAAAAGGCCAAAGATGACATAATGAGGGAGGTGAATGACCGCCTCCCTCGCAAAGTGGGAGTGATTGCAGTCAACCATTTCAAGCAGAATTTCCGTGATGGTGGCTGGCTTGATGATGGTCTGCATCCATGGAAAAGAACCCTCAGACAGAAGCAGGGTGGTCCCGATGCCAAGTATGGACCGCTTACTTCCAGGAGAAACCATCTGATGAGTTCCATCCAGAGCACCCCCGGTGTCGGAGAGGTCACCATAGAGAACCCTGTCCCATACGCCTCCATCCACAATGATGGTGGAGACATCACCACGCACCCAACCGTATCACCCAAGATGAGACGCTATGCCTGGCACATGGTTTACTCGCTTGCTGGCATCAACGGGAAAGAATCGCTCCCCAAGGAACTCCCGGAAGAGGCACGCTTGTGGAAGTGCCTTGCCCTCACACGGAAAACAAGAAGCACGGTGAAGGCGCACATTCCACAGCGTCAGTTCATGGGAGATTCCAGGGAGCTGCAAGTGAAAGTTAACAAAACTATTAACGAATCATTGGAGAAAATAAAAGATGGAATTATTTCTTTATCAAATCATTGATCATGTCAAGGAGGGAATGCCTAGCCTTTCCCTCGTTGATGAAAACTACGGTCAGCTGGAGAACATCGACCAGAGCGAGGCCGACATGTACCCCTTGACCTATCCGGCTGTGCTCATCGACCTACAGGAGGCATCATGGAGCAACCTGGAAGGAAAAAGCCAGAAGGGAACCGTCAAGGTGAACGTCCAGCTCATCATCGACTGCTATGATGATACCCACTATGGTAGTGGAACCATGGAGGCTATCAGGCAGAGGGCTGCCATGGTGGAGGAACTTCACCGCCTCTTGCAGGGCTATCGCCCGAAGGAGGATGGCATGCTGGTGAGGGAGACTTCCAAGTTCTACACCTTCAACCATGGTATCAAGGTTTATGAAATGGTATATTCCATTTCTGCCACCGACATCATCAAGGACACCCAAACAGTTGCCCCTCCTCGTAAGGTGACGGTTTCTGTGAAGAAGCTTTAGAACGTGGCTTCAGCTTGAAGCCAGTGAACAGAGGCTTTTCTATTCGCTTTCCATCCACGGTTACACCTGCCTGGATCATATCCCGTATAATCTGCATGATACGACTTTCCGAGAGAAAGAACTCTTCAGTGCTCAATCTCTTCAAAGCGTCATCGAAGCGAAGCCTCTTCACCTCAGTCCAGAAATAGTAACGCTCATAAATACGGATGTTCCTGGTATTGACCAGTTCTTTGTCTCTTCCCTTTGCCATGGCTGCAAAAATAACAAAAATATTCCAAATATGGGCATAAAAAAAGAGGCATTCTTTTCAGGATGCCTCATTTTCAGTTTAATAATCAAACACTTCTGCTACAAGCGGCAGAAAGATGGTTCAATCTTGCGCCAAACGCCATCTTCACCACGGATGCTGAAGTAATAGCTTACCACCGTCTCCTTGGCTACGTTGCTCTCACGGAACAGGTTCATGATGCTGGTGTATTCCTCATCGTTGAACTTGCCTTCCAGCTGATAGAGCTTGCTGATGCTCGTGTAGTTGAGCTTGCCATTGCGGTTGCGCTCAAGCAGGTTCATGCAGAGCTGGTACATCGGATCATCCTTGCCCTTCTCGCTCTTCTCGATGTAAGCACCAAGGAAATCCATCAGTCTCTGGGCAGCCAGCTCGGCACGTTCGTCGAATCCCTTCACATCCTGGCTCTTCACCTCAAACTTGAAGTCACCCACCACGAGGGTGTAGCCACGCTGGTCCTTGTTGCGGAGCTTGCCATACTCGGCCATCACCTCCTTGAAGCCCTCGCCCTCCTTGTCGAGCCAGTCACGGAAATCCTTCACTCTCAACGAGAGTTCCACCACCTTGTCTTTCACGCTCTTGGCAAAGTTGTCACGGATGCCCTCATAGGCATTGCGCTTGTCAAGTTCACTCTGCTGCTTCTTGGCAGCCAACTTCTTCAGGAGTTCCTCCTGCTGCTCGGCACTGAGGCCGTTCAAAAATTCTTCTGTATTCATAATCTTATAAAAATTAATAGTTATTCTTCTTTCTTTTTAAGGATCATTCTCAGTTTCTTGGATAGCTGCTGCAATTCCTCGATGTCAAGTTCTGCAAACACCTTACCCGCTATCTTCGGACTCTTGCAGTAGTCATTGATGGCTGGCCAGCTGGTGGTATCAACCCCAATCTTCTGCAAGAGCTTCAGGCAGGAACTGCGCTTCTTTCTGCGCTGCTCCACATAGATGTCTCTCTTTTCAGGGAAACGCTTCTCCAGGAGGTTGCAAAGGTCATCATACTCTTTTCGTGTGATTTCCTTCAAACTCTCTGTTCTGCCTCCGGTGGCTATGTAAACCATTTCTTTCTTGAAGAACTCATCGTCACCGATTTTCGGTACACGCTTCAAGATGGAGTAGAACCGTGCGAAATTAGTCACTTGCTGTTCCATAAGCCCTAATCTTTACAGGTTGGCTTCCAGGTAATGTTGATGACTGCATCAAGTTCACCCTTGCCTTTACACTTCGGGCAGGTAACCTTGATACCTTGCCCCATGTCATCTGCTCCCCAGTACCAGCCGTTGCCCTGACAGTACTCACAGCGATGACCCACACTCACCAATGTCTCACGAGTGTTGCCATTCATGTCTGGCTTCAACTCAATCATTCCTCTAACTCTACTCATTTTCAGTTTCCATTAAATTATTGTTTAAATACTCGTTTTTCAACGCATCAACCGACATGTCTGACAGCTTGCCGGCCAGATCATCATAAATCAGCTGCTGGTCCATATAGGTGAAGTCCTCAGTATTATTCCTGATGAACTCCATGATCTTATTGATAACTTCTTCCATGTCTCATTTGGTTTGATAAGTTACGTCCTTGTATTGATACCACTTGATGATTCTGTTCGCCCACAAGAGGTTCTTTGTCTCGACGACGATGCACCCTGGATGCTTCTTCGAACGGTGAACGAGCATGTCACAGCTGTAGTTATGGATTACCCAATCATCCATCAGGGTGCTTGCCATGATAGCTTCCATCAGGATATAGATGGTGTCACCTTCTTTATATTCCTTTTCCATTCCTTTTTATTCCTCACCCCAATATTTGTTGGCTCCTTCCTCCCAGATGGTATAGTTACCCTTCTCTCCGATGAAGCGACCTTTTGAGAAAGCCTTGAAACCCTCCACCCATATCTTCAGGGTGGCATCATACATCACGCTCTGAGCAGCACTGCCTCGTGGGGCGGTTCCGGCAGCATGACTGATGAAGATGATGAGTTTGTCCTTGTGAGCCTCCTTGAAACGGATATACTCCTTATAGTTCATCTGTGTGTACTGGAAGGAGTCTATCACCACGATGTTCACGCTCTTGCGCTTATCCAGTCGGTCACTCAGCTCCCTCATGTTCTCACCGTTCAGCAGGTAGAACGATTTGTTAACCTCGTTCATGCCATATCGCTTCAAGGTGTTCTGCATGGTCAGCGAGTCACCTTCCTCCAGGCTGTTGTATGCCACACGGTCAAACTCACAGAGCTGCTTGCAGAGCTGCATCACAAAGCTTGTCTTTCCATTTCCACTCTTGCCCCAGATGAACCAGACTCCTGTACGTTCCGGTTCACCGAAGGCATCCTTCCATTTTCCCTTGAAGGCAAATGTTTTCTTCTTCTGCTTCAACACTTCCTTCACCGTCAATGCTCTTGTCATTTTCTGATAGTTTTAATTCTCTTGATTCTATGAATACTCTTCTTCACCCTTCGCAAGTCGTACTCACAGGAGTTCGATTCTACAATCACCTCGTTGATGTCCTTCTCGTCGTTCAGTCCGTTGGCCACACAGATGGCATAAACATCGTGTGGCGTGGTATCATCCAGTTCGAAGTACTTCCTGCCAATGCGGCTGTAGAACTCCTTGTAGCCACGTTTTTTGCATCTGAGGCCACGGTCAATGCGTGTCTTGATGTAGTCAGTGGAGAGGAACACCACGCCACATTTGTCCTCAATCTTGTTGTAGAGGCTGATGAAGTACTGGAAGACACTCTCTATGAGTTTGTCCGCTTCATCAAACACCAGCAGGGGAGCATCCATCTTGATCAGCTCGTTCTGGATGGTAATCCAAAGCTCTCTCACCGTGAACCCGTCGGTTCTGATACCCATCTTGTGGGCTATCTCTCTTACGAAGTCACCCTTGTGTAGGTCTTCAGAACAGAGGATGTAATATACCTCACGGTTCTCTTCACCGAAGATTCTTGCCGTGGTGGTCTTGCCGCATCCGGCCTCACCCACAACCCATGTCACGTTCTTGAAGGTCTGTGCATCCTTCATGGCAATGGTAATCTCGTGGAAGGCATGTGTCTCCACCACCTGCCAGTCCTTCTCGCTGCCGTTCACCAGTCCCACCTGGTCACTCACCTTGCGCCACATGTCCTCGCTGATGTTGTCCCACTTGCCGTTGAGGATATTGCTCACGGTTCCGGCACTCGTTCCCTTCATACTTGCCACGGCCTTGTTCTGGCTTGCGAACTTGGCAACATACAATCTCAGTCTGTTCGCTATCTGTTGTTTGTCATTGTTTGTTAACTCCATGATTCAGTTCCTTTCTTTATTTTAAAATGTTTGTTATGTCTTTCCAAGAGTCTTCACATCGTCAAACTCCACTATCTTGCACTCCTGGCTCCAGTCCAGGTTGCTTACCTTCTTGGTAACCTTGCCGATGCTCAGTTCTTCCGGCTGGCCGCTGTACTTGCGCACACGCCGGTCTAGCTGTTTCTGCATGTCCTTGCTCAGACCCTTCAGTTTTGGTGAACGCAAGCCATGCTGCTCCGGTGCTACACCTTCGTCAAACTCCAGCTTCCTAGCCTCCACCTGTCTCTCAACACGGCTCTGTTCGGTTGCCTCACGCTGCTGCCTGATGAAGAGTGCCTCTTCCTTGGTCTGTTCCTGCTTGGCTCGATGGATAACGAGGTAAGGTTCCGCCACTCGCTCGAATCTCAGTTCTCCAGCCTTATCCTTCCAGTAGAGTCGGATGCTTGTGAAGTCGTATGGATCATATTTCACCACAAACTTCTGATAGGTGTGCTTCCTTCTCCATTCAATGTCCGGCACTCCCGGTTCACTCATCACCTCGTAGGTTCGTTTCTTGCCCTTGACGGTTATCTCGATTCCGCTGGATGTGAAGGTGCTCATGCGGTCGCATTGAATCCAGAACATTTCCACCATGTCATTCGGTGTCACCGCTGGTGTCTCCGGATTCACGCTCTTTTCATACATGTCGATTCTTCTCTCACCCGTGGCAGGATGTGCCATTTCGTTCCATTTCTTTCTGAACTCTACATACAGAGCTTTCAGTTCCTGGAGCATTGGAAGGTTCGCCCTGTTTGCCTCGATGAACTCCAGGTTCGGATGGCTGATGTCCTTCTTGGTGGTAACATTCTGTCCGGTGAAGTTCCATTCCTGGTGAAGTACCTGGCTCTGCAATCTGTAGAAGAGGTTCTCAATCGTCTTGCTGGCTCCATTGAATGGGGTTGTAGGACGATGGGTGAGGCAGATTTTACTGAAGAACTTTTGGTTCTCCAGTTTCTTGTGAGCACCCTGGTTATCATATACGATTTCATAGGGCTTGTGTCCGCTCACCTGGATGGCCATTCGGTAACTCAGATATTGGGCTTCATAGTCCTCGCTGTCGCTGATGCAGAAACCAAGGAGGCATTCAGAGTAAGCGTCTATTACCTCATATACGCTGGTGGTTCTTACCTTGCCGTCCTCATCCTTGTAGTAGAGGTTCAGCTTCGTACCGTCACCATACCAGAGTGCATCCCTCATCTGAGGAAGTTCCGTCTTGTGTCTGCGGTCAAACAGCTGGTGTGATTTATGCTCACCGAATACGGCATCATACCACAATGGCTGAATGGCTGCACTGTTAAACCACGCCTTCATGCCGCTGATGCTTTTCAGAGGCTTCCATCCACGGCTTTCACACTCCTCATTGAATCGCTCGAAGATCTGCGAGTCGTTCAGAACAGGAACCCTGCTTCTTTTCAGAGCAATGAGCCTTCTGCCAGCTTCCTCGGTTATCTTCAAGGTGTTCTTGTTGCCAATCTTGCCGCTTATCAGCGATGGATAGCCCTCCTTCTTGAAGGTACTCATCTTCACCTTGAGCCTGGCAAGGTTCTTGGGAAGGGTGTGACCGAAGTTCTCCCTCAGTTTCTCGCTTTGCTTGAAGACGATGCCCCAAAGGTCGTTTCTTCTTCCTCCACCCAGGGCGTGTGTCGTAGCTTGAAGCTCGTTCATTCGCTCCTGGAGCATTTTCAGCACACTGGCATTCTGAGTATATTCGTCTATCAGCTTCTGTGAAAGCCTCGTTTGAACACCGTTCAAATCATATTCAAACGCTTCATAAAACCTACGGGCTTCCTCATCCACCTGCATGTAGTCCTTCAGTTCCTGACGTTCCAGGATTTCATTCGGATTTCCATATTTCTCCTCAAATCTCATTCTGTACTTCTTGGGAAGGGAGGCGTACACATACAGAGCATAGTTACCTTCACCCTTGCCTTGGCGAGCACATTGGATATTGCCACGACAAACATTTTGTCTAAGAGTAGCACTTTTGATGACAGGATTGTCACCACCAGCCAACTCCTCGAAGGTAACACACAATATTTTATTGTAATACTCCATTCCTTATTTTTTTTTATTATCTTTGCACCGTTGAATCAATTTTTTATAATTATGATGCAATTTTTGGTTAATATTGCTTGTGATGAGCTGGAGGCAGACACTATTCGTGATTTTGCCCGAAAACATTTTCGTCAACTTCACCTGAAATGCAGAACTGAACGGACTTACCCAGTGAGTGGATGGAGCACCCCTTCATTTGGAGTGGCGATTTGGGTGTATGTAACAGTTTCTGTACCACAAGGTCAAGTGTTGAGTAGCAAGGTTCTTCGTCAAATTGCTGCTGAGTTTGAGAATAGCTTGAAGGATTCTTTTCAATCAATTCAAGATTTCTCCATAGACTTTGGCAAGGAATAGATTCCAAGTCTAAATCTTCACAAAGGTCATCCGTTCTTAAGCTTACCAATTTTTCTTCCAAAGAACGGATGGCTTTTACATGTTCCATAATCTCACGCTGCAACTTGAATGTATCCTCCTGATGCTTCCATGTCTCAATTCTTTTTGTATCCATATTTATATTCTCCTTATTCTTCAAGTCCATCACCAGGAACACCTCTTAAAGCGATGCTGCTGGCACAAAAGTTTATAGCCACGACTATTACACTTAAAACACTGCTGCTTTCAAAGGAAAGCGCACAAGCCAAACAGAAGCTAACCACAAACCAGATGAGTCTAAGCTTCATTTGAGGAGCAAGGTTCAGAAACCATTTCCATTCCTTGCCGAATATCATGCTCAATGCCTCTTTCATAATTCCATCCTTTTAATATTCTATTTATCACCAACTATTTCTCCACCAAAATCCTTAATGGCCATGTATCTTACCTTTCTTGCAAGATGGGAATCCTTCTTGTAGTTGAGCGATTTGCTAACCATTTCAGTTGTTATACCCATGAGGGAAGCAATCTTCTTGCCTACACCTCGTTCTACAATTATTCGTTTATTCATATCTTCTTTATGTTAAAATCTTAATATCTTATCCGTATCTCGCCAATATTTTGTATCTTTGGCGGCGTGTTCAATTAACAAACACGCTGCAAAGATAAACAAATTGTTGATACAAACAAAGGGTTTGGAGATATTTTTATCTACAATCTGTAAATTTTAACATATTATGAATAAAAAATCTATGTTAGAGGCTTTGATTTCTCATTTTACTAATGGGAATAAAGCTCAATTTTCCAAGCTATTAGGAGTGTCTCCACAGACGATTAGTGCGTGGATAGCTAGAAATACGTTTGATTCAGAGTTGATATACGCAAAGTGTAGATACGTTAATCCTTCATGGTTACTAACTGGTCAAGGTGATATGCTCGTAAAGAACGATGTTCAACAAAATGTTGAGACCAAAAGAGAAGCAATACCAGCAATGGAAGGAATTTCTTCTGATATTGCTCCCATACCACTGGTTACAGAACACGCTGCTGCTGGCTTTGGGAACGATTGTTTTTCCATACAAGAAAATGATGTGAAGGATTATTATATCATTCCAAAATTTAGATTCAATCATGTTGACTTCATGATTGAAGTATCAGGAATATCTATGTATCCTCATTTCAAGTCTGGTGATGTAATAGCATGCACTATTCTTCATGAAACCAAATATATTCAGTGGAACCGTTGCCATGTGATAGCGACGAGAGATCAAGGAATTTTGGTGAAGAGAATCATGCCTAGCGAAAAAGAAGGTTGCTTTAAAATTGTTTCAGAAAACAAGGACTTCCCTCCATTTGATTTGCCTAAAGAGGACATTACAGGACTTGCATTAGTGGTGGGATGTGTCAGTCTTGAATAGATGAAACGTATCTGCTTTATATATATAAATATGTGGAAGTCCTTAAAAAACAGGACTTTCACTTGTTTTTTACCCCTTAAATATCGGTAAATATACAGTTTTTTACACTATAAAAAGACCTCAAATAGCTATTTTTATAATAGAATTATACCCATTTCTTAGCTATAAACAATATTTTTACATCGGATATCGAACCCCTAAACGAACCCCTAAGTGAACCCCTAAACTATTTTTAGGGCTATAATATTACTTTTTTCTCATGAATAAGGCGCAAAAATGGCTTGCAAACTATTCAAAAATAGCCTACAAGCCGTTTAAGTGCTTTTAAATAAGCGTTTTAGCCGTTTTATTCTTTGCCTCCGGAACGTATCAAATGGCTCTGAATAATCATTGATTTACCATTGATTAAACAGCCTCCATCGATCAATCCTGCATGCAACAGGCTGTTCTTAGTATAGCCTATCTGATCGGGCGTTAAAACGTCAAATATGGCCGATATAGAGCCAAAATAGTAGTTCTTCCTACCTGCAAGCAGGTGTACATGTATTACCTTCGTCATAGCTTTATAATTTTGTCGTATATTCTATTCTTTATTTGGCTGCAAAGATACTAAATAATAATTATATGGAAGAATAAAATAAAAGAAATCTTCTAAATATTTATTATTTGGAAGTTAACCACTATAAAAAGCAATCTCTTTTTTTCTCCGTTTTTCTCTGATATTCTCTGTTTTTCTCCGTTTGTCTCTCCCCATCGAACAGTTGTCAAACCAGGGAAGAAGCCCTCCATGAAACCAATAGAAGGCGATAGGAGCCTTCAGGAGCCGTTTGCACGATAATGGGTGATAAAGTTACCCATCCAACCCCTTAAAAAGCCCTCTTATCGCCTCCTATGTTACATTATCCCTTTGAACACCCTTCAAATGCTCATTGAATGTTACATGAATGTTAGGTGAATGTCACATTTCGTTTTTCATCCTGTCCTCCCTCTATTTTTCTCTAACTCTGTCTATATTAGGTCGTTACTCTGATTTAGGGGTCAGTGCTAATTTACACATTTCGTTTTATCCCCCTTACCAGATGCACTTAGTCTCTACAATCAACCATGGTTTAATCGTACAACCATGACTCTGTGCGATGACTTTTATGAAGACCTGTTTGATGGTACTGAGCGTTGCCAGTTCTTCGAGAACTTTGGAATGAAAATCTTTGAAAAGATTCACTATCTTCGCGCTCATTTGCTTATTCATCTTGAACGAATCGAGAAAAATCTTGAAAACAGGGAAAATAACATCGCATTCCATCGTTATATTGCCAATGTTCATGATGAATTGTCAGACAAGGATTTAGAGAAGGTAAAAGAAATGCCCATTTACATTTCGTCTCCAAAGGAGAAAGGTGGTGTAATTGCAGAAAAATCTGAAAATCATTATCTTCCATCCCAACTTCTGTCTGATATAATCTCAAAAGATTTGGTTCCTATTTCTATTTTGGATTCGATTCATCCTGACTATATTACAAACGAGAAAGATAAGTCATATTTCATTGATAAACTCAAAAATGCAGAAATCGATGAAGAAGGTTTCTTTGACTATATTGTTAAGGATGGAGTTGAACCTGACGTGACACCTTATCTAAAAAACACAGAACGTAATGTGGATTTTTGGAGATGGGTATGTGATAGTAAAGTTAGCAAAGAAAACAAAGAAAAGCTAAATATTTTGCCAATGCTTTTCAGATATGATGAAAGCATCACAGATAGCTATGAATTACCATCAAAGCTATTTATATCAGATTTATATTCTGGTGTAGATGGGCTTGAAGTGTTCATCAGTGAGAACGTAGATAGTCCTAAGTTCGTATCACCTAAATATAAGGAAGATGGGGTTGATAGAGATTGGACTGCGTTGTTCAAGACTTTGAAAGTTACAATTGACTATAAGGATATTGTATTCAAAAATGTGCTTCCTAATCTTGAAAAATATAAAGACACAAAAATTGTAGGCATATTGGCAAAATATGCTGATATTATAAAACAAAAGCTCTCAGAAGGAGATGAAAATGTAAAGAAATATTTAAACAATCTCCATATAAAGTGCATTGATGGCATATTCAGAAATCCAAAAGATGTCGTTGTATCAGGCAAATTCTATGATGTAGATATTAATCCATTTCCTGACGTTGAAATCAATCAACTCGTTACAGAGGAGTATATCACTTGTACAGAAGATGACATTCACAGACGTAATGTCATCAAGCTCATTGTGTCCATTGCTGATAATTATGAAGTTAAGGCAGAGAATGCAACTCAACTGCGAAATCTGAAGTTAAGCTATTTTGCAAAGCATCAAGATTACTATGCTCAATCAGAGGCACATTATAGAATTATTGGAGAGTTAGCAAAAGCTTATAATGCTGATATAGTTGGTTTTTCTGAGATTATACGAAACTTAGGACCAATAAAACTGTATACTACCAAGGGTAAATTCATTAATAGCTGCGGTCAATATCTTAGCACTGTATATATACCAAACTGCCAGTATATGGCAAATGGTATCACTGATTTGGACTTTGTTAGCGAAAAATATGAAGAATATTGTCCAAATAAACTTAAAAACATGTTTGTGCACTGCTTAGATGTTTGTGATGGTTTCCTTGTACATAATTTAAAACAACTCCAGAATGAGAAATTTGCTTATTATTTTTGGGGTAATTATGCCAAAGACAAAGAAAGATTCTTAAAGGAAATCATAATTGATGAAAATTTGAGAAACATTGCTTGTATTCCTACGCTCAAAGGTATGAAGAAACCTATGGAGGTCTATGATTACAGAAACTCTCAACTTCAAAAAATTGTACTCAAATTACAGGATGGAAAGGACAAGTTACCTGCTGTTGAATTACCAAATTGGGTGGATAAAATTGGTCTCAGAGGGCGACTTTATATCCTTGATTGTTTAGAGTATATGAGCCTTGATATAGCCGATTACCGACGTGAAGTTATCAAATGGTTTATCGACACTAAGGAGGAAACTTTACGGCGTCATAAAAATGCCATTGACAGATACAGAGAATCTGCAAATTGGTTTAACGGTGCCAAGAATTGGGTTCCATTGAGTTCGCTTGTGGCATTGGAATGGGGAAATGAAACCTTATATGGAAATTTCGGTGGCAATGCTTATGTCTGTCACCCAAAGTATTATATGCCAGAATCCAAAGATGACTATGTAAAATTGTTTAAGATTCTTGGTGTAAAAATTCTATCAAACAGTGATTTTACTAAGCAGAAGGCTGGTGTGTGTCAGAAAGATACAGCAGCTATAAGAGAAATCTCAAAACGACTATTATATCTTGCATACAAAACTGGTAAGGATAATTGGGAAGATATATACGCTGGTTATAAAGAGAAACTAGATAATGCAGATATTTCCAAGTGCGAGAGTATTATTTATTCTTATGATGAGCATATCGTCACTGATTTGGAAATATATAGCGAAGAACCAACAGCACTATGGTACGTTGATTCTTGGCGAGGTTCAATGTTCATAGAGGTTCTTGACTGGATCATTAAAAAGATTGAAGTCAAGGGAACATTTGACCAAAACTTTTTACGAAAATTGTTCCTGCGTCCATTTGTGGATTTCATCAAGCAGCAAGAAGGTGGCTCTCTTCCAACTGCCTTGCTTGCATATTTGGATGAAAATGAAAGAGCAGGTATTGATATTGATGAAAATGTCAATGCAAAAGAGTTCTCTGAAGACGTGACTGATGTCAATAGCTTGCCAGAAGATATAAAGCATCAAGCTGGAATAGGTATGGAACAACGACTGAATCAGTCCAATCTGGAATCAGAAGAAACGGCAGAAGCTGAACTTGACACTTCTTACACGCAACCCGTTGATGATGGACGACCTACTACAGAAAGAAAACGAAGAAGTGACTTACATGGCACACATCAAAGACGTGAACTCTCAACACATAAAAGAGTCACAGATGAGCCACATCCTTCCAACTCCTATTCTAGTGCTTCTGATAGAGAGGTATCCCAAGCAGAAGAACGAAAGTCGTTTACAGATCGTCTGAAGAAGAAGTGGAATGAGTTGAAAAATGCTCCCGTACAAAAGCCACATAGTACAAAACATACTGAGAATGTTGATATTTTCAAGTCGCCTAGTAGCTCATCTTTTACAGAAAGTAAAGAGGAGTTTTTTGATGAAGACATCAATACTGTTCAATACGCTCAAAATGCAAGTATTATGTCAGATGGAAATCCATCGCATGGCCATAGCAACCGAGACAACTTTAACAATAAGCAGAAGGCTGCACAAGAAGAGCTTGATAAAGCAAAGGATCAGACAGACCTTAACGATGCGATTATCCAAACAAAAAAATATACATTCCTTTGGTTTAAATATCTCATGGAACAGCTCTATAATCAGAAGGACGAAACAGTTCCTAATAGAAGCGTTCAAATAGACTTCAAAGAAGCAACAGTTCTGAATGATGATACTATTACAATACTCAAACCAAATAAGGTCATTCCAAAATGGATTGAACATGCAGATGACATTACATTGCATATGTTAAAAGGTGATAATTGTGAGAATATTAATGTAAATCTGCAATGCTTTACAGATGATGCTATATGGGTGTTATACGAAAATGCATCGGAATTAGAGACAAAACTCAATGAGGCTGATAAGGTTCGTTTAGTTGCTAATGGCAGCTACGCAAATCATATAGATTCATTGACAAAGCAGTTTGTAAAACTAGATTTGCCAGATGACTATAGTCTTCGTGATAATATTCCAGACTGTATAAAGTACATCTATGGTCCTCCTGGTACTGGAAAGACCACAAGGCTTGTCGGTAAAATACAAGATATTATCCAGAGCTGTGAGACTGATTTGGATATACTTGTTCTTACACCAACTAATAAAGCGGCAGATGTGATTGCTTCTAGATTATCTGATAATGATGTATGCACACTATATACATATAGATTTGGTGTTACCGAGAGTCTGGAATTCTTGGAAACAAACAACGTCTATACGAGAAATGATGGGTTTATAGATAATAATGGGCATCATGTCGTTATAACTACAGCGGCACGATACGCATACGACTATTTGATGCCTAATGAAGAGATAATCTGTGATCATCATTGGGATTATGTTGTTGTTGATGAAGCGTCAATGATAGACATTGTAACTATGGCGTTTATTCTCTTTAAGAGTCAGGATTGTCAGTTTATCATTTCGGGAGATCCAAAGCAGATACAGCCAGTAAGACAGAATGAAGTCCAGCCTGAAAATATTTACCAGATGGTGGGGTTGAACAGCTTTGCTGCTGCTCAGAAGGATTCAAACGTAGAGTGCCTAAACACTCAATACCGCTCTATCCCTACCATAGGTGATTTGGTAAGCAAGTTCAGCTACAATGGCATTGTAACACCATATAGAAGTCTGAGCTCTCAGAAGCCATTAGACCTTGGATTCAAGATTTCAAGCATAAACTTTGTTGGTTTTAAGACAGAGCTTTTTGATAATCTATATGGGCTTGATGCCATAGATGGTTCGGCATTCCACTTGTATTCTGCTATATTTAGCTATGAATATGCAAGTTATATCGCCAGAAAGATAAAAGAATCCAATCCTTCTGAGCCTTATTCAATTGGCATTGTATGTCCATATAAGAAACAGGCAGATAGTATCAAGCAAATGATTGAGATGAGAGATATTTCAAATGACTCATGCAAAGTTTACTGTGGTACGGTTCATAGCTTCCAGGGTGATGAATGCGATATTATGATTATTATCCTTAATCCTCCTATAAATGTAGGGCTTCACTCTCATGTCAATAACCAAAACATTATAAATGTAGCGGTTAGTCGTGCAAAGGATTATATATTCTTTCTGGTACCTGATTGCAGAACACAAGGCTTCCCAACAAGAGAGGTCTTAGGTAAAATGTCTGGTGATAATAAGAATGTCTTGTTCTGTAATAAAATCGAAAAGGTAATGTTTGGACAAGAGGATTATATTCTTCAGCACACAAATGTAAGTTGTCATATGCCAGTCAATGTCTACTATGAGCCATCTGCATTATATGAGGTAAAAAAGGATGATCATGCAGTTGATATACAAATTAATGATGAATTTAGATAAGTGAATGTTGGTTAGACAGATTTATCTATATTGTAAATTTATAGAAGTTGGGAGATAGTTTCTCCCAACTTTTTTTGCTTATAAATGAATTATTTTATATGATGCAGATAGACTGCACAATCAATTCATACCTTTGCACCAGAAGTTAAACATTAATAGAAAAAGGTATGGGACTATTCGATTTTTTATTTTCAAGCGGCGTTTCAAACAGCCAAAAGAAAGCGCATAGTAACGCTGGTAATAATACATCCTCAGACCATGAAAACTATACTCGTGGCTATGAAGATGGTTATGATGACTGTTTCAGTGACCATGATTGTTCTTACAATGACTATCACGATAGTGGTTATTGCGATCGTGATGAATATGAAGGCATCAAGAATGATGAGTGCTATGACGATAATTGCGGTTGGTAGTTACCTTCAGAAAATGGATTTTTCACATTATTATATTAAAGGTTATGAAGAAAATAGCAATTCTTTTAGCTGCTACTATAGCTTTCGCCATCAATAGCGATGCACAAAGTATGCAATCAGGCTATAAAGGCCATGTTGAAGCAGGTTATTCTGTTGGTATTGGTGACTATGACTTTGGTCGTTTTGAGGTCAACACAACACATGGCTATCAAGTGAATCCTTATATATTCCTTGGTGCTGGTACAGGCTTGCATTTTATGTCATCTTACAAAACAGGTGATATGGAAATACCACTTGATGTAAGAGATAGCAAAGTAGATATTCCGGTTTTCGCAAACTTCCGCAGCAATTTCACAAAAGGCAAGATTTCGCCTTTCTTTGACATCAAAGGAGGAACGTTTGTTACCAATAATGGTGGTCTTTACGTGGTGGCATCATTGGGTGTTAGATATGCATTGAATAACAAACAGGGACTTAGCTTGTCTGTAGGATATGCTGCTGAGAAACTTGAATTTGAAACATTTGAACGTTTCAATGGCAGATATGATATGAGTTATACTCGCAAGCCTGCTACATATGATACAGAGTCAGTTAGCGTCAAACTTGGATTTGATTTTTAAAAGAATAATGTCTATCAAAACAATATAGAAAAATGAAAAAGTTTATTTTAGTTGCACTTGCTGCATTGTTTGTATGCAGTGCTGTCGATGCTCAAATTTTGCGAGCAGACGAGTTGGAAAAGTATGCAAAAGAAAAGTATGGAGAGAAATGGGTTGATGCAGCAACCAATCTCGGTACTCAGTTGACATTGGATAAAAACAATGCCATCACTTACACCCAGGTAATCCCTGCAGAAGGTAAGACCAAGGACCAGCTTTATGTGCTGCTTAACTATTGGTTTACTGCAACATTCAATGATGCAAACTCCGTCATCAAATTGAATGACAAAGAGTTGGGGACCATCATCGCACAGGGTTTTGTAGAAAGTATTGCACAACATGCAGGTGGTACTAACTCTTACAACGTTAATTTACGCCCTGTTATCAAATGTGATATAAAGGACAATAAGGTTCGTGTTACCTACACTGTACCATTCTATTCTGTCAATGTTGCCGTTGGTGGCGGTTGGATGGGTGCAATGGGAGGCACTATCCCTACCCGTTCTGATCAGAATTGGACACTGGATAAATGTTATCCTTTTGCTAAGAAGGACTCTCACAAGAAGACTTCCTGCAAAGCACTTGTCATGGCACACGCCTACTCTAATGTTGTAATGGATAAGATTGAGGAGTGCATCAAGAATGGCTTATCTGGTAATGAAAACGACAATTGGTAAATTCAAAATAACAAGAACATTATGAAAAAGTATTTATTTTTCCTTCTTACCCTCGTGGTAGCATCTTTTGCATTCATATCATGCAGCAGTGACGATGATGACAATGGAGACTATGATAAATCTATGATTGTAGGAACCTGGGAGATGACTGCAGTAAAGACATCTGAGTCTGGCACTTATGTTGATTGGCCTTTCAGAAAGACTTACGCCACATTCAATGCTGACGGTTCTTATTACGGCTCAGGATATTTCGGAACTGGTCGTGGAACATGGTCTTTGAAAGGAAACACACTAAACACATATGTTGAGGGTGAACTATTTGCTTCTTACACCATCATTTCTGCGACTTCTACAGTATCAGAAATGAAAATGTCTATTGGTGACGAATCTATTTGGGTTAAATGCAAGAAACAATGATGCTAATCAAGCATTACTTTGTAATGCATTGAACATACTTCAGAAGGATGACAGGGTCAAACACCTTGCCATCCTTTTTTGTTGTCAGGTGCAGATGAGGACCAGTTGACATGCCGGAACTTCCAGAAACTCCAAGCACCTCTCCTGCATTGACGAACATCCCCTTTGAGACCCAGAAAGCAGAAAGATGGCAATAGCTGATGGTATAGCCAGCAGTTCTGACCGTGATATACTTACCTGAGCGATTGTCATGGCCAACGCCAGTCACTTCCCCTGGAAACATGGAAAACACTTTCTCGTAATGAGCTGCCAGATCCACGCCGTTGTGCATGATTGTCTTGTGCTTCACCGGGTGATTACGCATACCAAATCTTGAATTGATCTGAATGTTTTTCAACGGAAATGAAGCCCGAAGATAAGGAAGAACATCTTGGGAAGAATCCGGAGACAGAGAATCCGCCTTCATCACAGAGTCCACAGAGGCAACATGAGTTGTTTCTTGTGGACTCTTCTTTTTAGATATACTATGCTTCTTCACATACCCAATCGTATTGAATTGGGCATGTGAAGGAGTCTTTGTAAGCATCATTGTCAGTATCAATATGAGTGTCTTTATTGCTTTCATGTTGCAAAGGTAATCAGACTCAGCATAACAACACGAAAGATGTAACCACTTCCCTATTATATCTAACTTTATTTATGTTTATAGTATGATAATTGAGGAATAATCATACTACTTTCATAACTATCTATAAAACTTTCACTATACTAACGTACATGTTTAACTTCTTCTATATCTACAATGTAACTTTGTTGTCGGTTTGGCTTTAGGCGCAGTCTTAATAAGACCAGTCGTTAGGTTATCCACCAAATAAAAAACGAATAAAACAGAAGCAAATGAATTACAATTTCGATGAGAACGAGATGCCTTATGGCATCCTTGAACGTTTCGGACTCACCCAGGCAATGATTGATGACTTGCCGACCGATGTCCTCCAGAACATCTACAATGGCCGCAAGTCGCCAGTCCTGCCAGTTCATATCACAGCCGATGATGGTGAGGAAGTCAAGGCACGAACCAGGTTCAGCCTGGTAAGAACAGCCGAAGGTGGCGTTGATGTGCTCTTCTATCCACAGCTCGATGAGTTAGACTTGAAACTCTTCAACGAGCAGCAGGAGAAGAACCTTGTTGCAGGAAAGCCTATCGTCGGCCATTTGGAGAGCAACGAGGTTGGCAAGGAACTCGGCAGTAAGTGTTTCTTCCAGCTTGATCCAGAAAGCAAGCAGGTGCTCAGTGTTCCAACCCCAGTCATCGGCAGAAACATCCAGTATGTAGCAGACCGCTACCACCTTACTGGCGCAGAGATGCAGAAGTTGCAGAATGGTGACATCCTTACCATCGTAGAGGATGACGAGGAACAATCCATCGGTATCGACCTCAACTCAAACACCGGCATCCGTTTCGCAGCAGGCAACGAACTTGTCTGGAAGAGAGAAGCCAAGCGTGACTGGGATAAGTTCAACTTTGGCATCTTCGGCTGTTGGGCTATGGATGAAGACGGCAATCTCGACTACATCCCAGAAGAGAACTATACCGAAGAGATGTGGAATGAACAGAAGAAACTGGGTATGCGCATGATGCAGCGATAACCCAAAGTATTAACCCATAAAACAAGATTTCATGGCAAATGTAAAGTACTATCCAGAAGACGTGCTCGTGGAGAAAGTCCAGAGCGGAGAATATGGCTGGCTTGACTACATCAACCACCACTCCCCTGAATGGCAGGAGGAATACACTGCCTTCTGCAAAGAGAAGGATCTCATTGTCAATGAGGAATCGGCAGAGGAATTTGTCGATTGGAAGGGCGAGCAGATTGAAGCTGGCGAATAATCACACAGTACAGAATCAATAAACAGCATTAGAATATGTCAATCAGATCAAATGCATTACCAGTAGGCAGAGACCTGGCACCAGAGCTTCAGGAGATTCTCAGAAAGAATGGTATGCAAGCACATATCATCAGACAAGGAGAAGGTTATCAGTTGGCCGTTCAAGGTCACGATTCCCCTCTGCTGACTTACGCCATCACAGCGCGACAGCACAGAGCCTTGGTTGACTGGGGAGCAAACTCAGCCAACAAGCAAGCCTACAACACCGTGGCAGAACTCGTGAAGAATGATTTCTACATGCCACGTGACTTCGTTCATGCCAGAAATGCCAATGGCCGTGTTGCCATGGGACTCCACGGCTACCGCATAGGCGTTGGCGAATATGGCAGACTTCCCTGGAACAGACGACATGCCCACATGATGATGGATCCATATCACGGAAGATTCCTCGGTTGGACTCCACGTTGTCAGGAAGGATTTCACATGCGCAGAGTTGGAGGAGCCATGTTCATGCAGGGTGCTCCAATCGTACCAGAACGTCCTGACGGCAGAATGAAGCCGGGCGAATTGCAGAATGGCGGTTATGGCTTCTATTATAAAGGTGGTCAGCAAAACATGGTACAGCAACCTTCGCAGGATGTGTTGGCAGACCTGCAATCAGTCATTACCCCTGTAGTGGTTCGTCCACGTCCCAAGGAACCAGCCAAGCCATACAACGAGCTCATCACCTCCAAGGTCTATTTCAGCAATGATAAATGGCAGGAGTGTCTTTCGTCTCACGGCATCATCGTAGATGCAGCCAACAAGACACTGACCATCCAGTCCACAGCCACCAAGCAGGATTTTGTCTATGATCTTACAGAGGATGAGGTGAAAAAGCTGACCAACAACTCCATCAAGCAAGTACCTGTCCAGAACCGCATTGACATCATCAACAATGCTATCAGGAACGATTTCCAGGACAAACTGACGATGGATATGCTCAATTCCAAAGAGCAGATCAGCTTGAAGCTCAGACCAGAGATAGAGGCAGAACTCAACAACCGCCAGCAGATGGTGATTGACCAGTCACTCCCATCTAATGGCGACCAGATTACTTTTGAGCCAGAAGACCGCAGTGTTGCTCATGTAGATGGCAACAGCCTGTATGAGCAGAACGAAAGCAAGGGATGGTTCCGTGAAGGCAAGCATGGCAGAGAGGTTCAGGTTGATGATATCAAGGTTGAACCAGTACGTAATGAGCAGGGAGAAATCCAGAAGGATGAGAAAGGCAATGCCAAGTTTCGCATGACTGCCGTCATCAATGGTGAGAGCATCAGCCATGAGATTACCCAAAAGCAGTATGACAAGTTCATGGCTATAGATGACTACCACCGCATGAAACTCTTCTCCCACATCTTCAAGGAGGTGGATATGAAAACCATCCCTGGAGAAGGCAAGAATATCGGGGCTCAGATTGGAGGAGCTCTCCTTGCAGGACTTGCCGTGATGAGTGAACTGGGCAGAGACCGTCCAGCACCGGCAGTATTCGTAGAACACCATCATGACCATGCCCATGGGCCACATGTCTATTTCAAGGGCAGCGTGGATTCACCGCAAGACCTTGCTTCACGAGCCTTCGATGCAGGACTCAATGCAGGAGAACACGGTGTAGGCTTAGGTCATGGCAGATAAACAACAATTCACATTCAAGAGATGACAGACGAACAGACATTTGCAGACTACAGAAGCCGTCTTAACATCAAGGACGTATTGGAGGACGCAGGCTACACGTTTTACAAGCGTGATGGCTTGCGCTATCCTGCGTATGTACGCCTGGGCAGCGACGGAAAAAGGATCAGTGGAGACAAATACATTGTCATGCCCAACAAGAACTGCTGTTTCAAGCCGCCAACCATCAAGCTCTACTCTGTTACCTCCTTTATCTGGGAACATCCAGACCTTTTCAAGGAGTACAAGTATGGCATGAAGGAATCAGCCCTTGTCCATAAGGTCTGCCAACGCCTGCTTAACATCCCGGTAGAACATCGGAGTCAGGACGTGCATAATCCAACTGTCAGCAGCAAGCCATTTGATATCAATGACTACAAAATTGACCGTTTCAATCCCAAAGACTTAGAGTCACAGAAGCCGTTCTACGCCTTCTTCAAGTCAAGAGGAATTGATTTCGCCACCCGTTGTGCCTTCCATCACAGTTTCTTCCTCGCATCGAAAACAGCAAAAGATGGCAGCACCTATAAGAATCTCTCCTTCCCCATGTACATCCCTGGGCAACCAGAAAGATTTGTAGGGTTAGAGGAAAGAGGTTATCCTCGCAAGGATGGTTCTGCCCGAAAAGGCATGGCTACCGGCACCAACGCCAGTGAAGGATTATGGATGGCAAGTCCAAAGAAAACGGCACTTCAAGATGCCCGTATCGTACTTGTCTTTGAAAGCGCATACGATGCCATGGCATTTTACCAGCTGCAGATGCGCAAGGAATCAGGATTGGATCAGCGTGGACGGCAGGATCTGAAAGCCGGAGTCTATGTCTCTACGGGAGGTAACCCAAGCTATGGGCAGATACAGGGATTGCTGAAAGCAGCACCCCAAGCCACCTTCCACCTCGGCTTTGACAAGGATGTGGCAGGAAAGCAGTTTGTGGCAAACTTCGAGGATATAGCAAGCAAACAGAGTCCTGTAGATCCAGGAAATGTACCTGCTGACATGAGGGATTTCATGGAAAGCTTCGACAAACAGCCGAAGACCATCAAGGAACTGTTAAGTTTCAACGATGAGAACTACAGCTTACTCCCCCATGAGCTCAAACAGCTCTACCTGGTTTACGATTCAGCAAAAGAAGAGGCATTGGAGTATCACTACTCTCCCTTCTTGTGTAAAGAAGACAAGCAGGAAGCTGCTGACAAGATGAACAAAGCATTCAAGGACTTCAAGGATGCACTGCTACAGAAGCTCAACCTGCACGAAGACCAAGACCTCGCTCCAGTGAAGATTATACGGGAAGAGCCATCGGAAGGCTACAAGGACTTCAACGATGAGCTACTTGACAAGAAACAGTTCTCTATGACCGACGTAGTAGAGACCGCATTTGACGAGAACGGTGTGGACTTAACCATTGAACGGCAAGAAGAGAACGAGGAAACCAAACATCATGGATTTAAACGATAATGAATATGGCAGACCCAATCAGGCGATACAACATCATCACCCTACGCCCTCACTGGGCGCAGTATGTCATCTCGCAAGGGATGTCGTTCATCATCAGCTGTGCCCTGTTCCTTGTTGCCGGTCATGACAGCATCATCTACAAGATGCCTTTCGTGGTACTTGGAGGTGTGATGACCTGCATCATGCTCTATAGATGCTTATATCTCTACAAACTCAGATACATCATCACCTCTGAGCAGCTCATCATCCAGCATGGAGTGCTGACCAGAACCAGTGACTACATCGAGCTGTACCGAGTGGTGGATTTCAGCGAGAACCGTGACATTCTGGAACAGTTATTCGGCTTGAAGACAGTATGGATATTTAGCGGAGACCGCTCCAATCCCAAACTGGACATCTACGGTGTGAAGGAAAGGTTGGACGTGGTGAGAATCATCCGTGAACGTGTAGAATACAACAAAAAGAGAAAAGGCATATATGAAATCACCAACAGATAACAGAAGAAGCAAGGTTGTTGCAGCCATTACCTTAGCGTTAATGCTGCTGCCTACTATAGCTCATGCTCAGGTTGCCTCCAGCAATCCATTGGAGTATGTTGCCTTGGCTGAGGGAAACGAACTTATCAACGGTCAGATCAAGAACCAGATAGAAGACCAGCAGAAGACTGCATTCCTTCAAAACACCATCGCAGCCGAGTTCTCGCAGATTCACAAATGGGAAAAGAAGTACAACAGCTATCTGAAAACGGCATCGGGTTATGCTTCCACGTTGAAAGCCTGCACCTCGCTCTATGACGACGGTGTGAGGATCTTCATCAACTTGTGCAATCTGAAAAAGGCTATTGCAAGCAACCCACAGGGCATTGTGGCAACAGCGAGCATGAATAACCTCTATATAGAGACTGCCACAGAGCTCGTAACGGTATATACCACTTTAAAGGATGCCATAGCCAAAGGTGGCAATGAGAATATGCTCACTGGCGCAGAACGAAGCAAAACCCTCTGGGAACTGAACGATCGCCTGGCACAGTTCAACAAGAAGCTGTCAAGGCTATGTCTCAGCATCAGATACTATACCATGGCCGATGTCTGGAACAATGTCACGGCAGGAATGCTCGACCGGAGCAATGCCGAGATAGCCAGTCAAGCCCTTGGCAGATGGCGCAGATGTGCCAGAGTTGTAATACCATAAAAAAAGATTTATTTCAGGATAATATTTATGAAACGTCTCTATGCTCTCATATTACTTCTCTTTTCTCTCATCCTTCCCTTTGATGGGCAGGATGGGAGTTTTCTCCGTGCCCAGGGCAATGACCCTGTCCTGGCAGGTATGATATTCCAATATACCGACAAAGCCAAGAAAGAGTTGAAGCAACAGGAACAGATGATGCAACTTGTATCTACAGGCCATATATGGATCAAGGAAGAGGTAGAAGGTACTACCAACCTGCAGAAGGAGTTCAATAACTATCTTGACCGGTTCAACAGCATCATCAGCTATGCAGCTCAGATCTATGGTTTCTATCATGAGATAGACCGACTCGTTGGACAGCTCGGCACCTACAGCCACCAGCTTAGCCATCAGACGACCAATGCTCTGGCCGTAGCTCTATCGGCAAATAGAAATAAGCTCTATCGGGAGCTTGTCATGAGCAGTGTCGAGATAGTCAATGATGTCAGGCAGGTATGCCTCTCTAATATCAAGATGACAGAGAAGCAGCGGCTGGAGATAGTCTTTGGCATACGTCCGAAGCTCAAACAGATGAACCAGAAACTCAAACGGTTGATACGGGCAGTGAAGTACACCAGACTGTCAGACGTTTGGGCAGAGATAGACTATGGAGCCAGGAGTGAAGTGGACAAACCTACCATTGTACAGCGATGTAAAGAACGATGGCGAAGAAATGCAAGACCTTGAAGTAAAGGTTCAACATAATCATATAATAAATAACAGTACAATAAATTAGAAATAAAAAGCATTATGGGTTGGGGTTCATTTTTAAAATCAACTCTCCGATTGGGAGGAAGGATGACCAGTGCAACAGCACACACTGTGGGCAGCGCTGTGCTTCATCCTCAGCAGACCTTGAAAGGCGTAGGTTCTGCCACTAAAAGCGCAGTTGTCGGAGGAAGTCTTGGTTACATTGGTTGGGAGAAACTCACCACGGACAAAAGCGTTGTAGGCATTGTCAGCGATGCCGTCATAGGAGAAGACACCACCAAGAAGATTGGCGATACTGTATCAGGGATTGGCGATGGCGTGAAAGACCTGAAAGACTCTGTTACAGGACTCTCTGACAATGTTAATGGGGCTATCAGCAACGTGGATTCCAAGTGGAGCGGTATGTCTGGCTTCCTTAGAGCCATGTTCTCTGGTCATGGCGGTGACATGTTCGGAAACTTCTTCAGCAACATAGGCAAAGGCAACGTTTCAGGTCTCAGCCTTGTAGGACTTGTAGTCTCTGCCCTCCTCGTCTTCGGTCGCTTCGGATGGTTAGGCAAGATAGCTGGAGCCGTTCTCGGAATGATGATGATAGGCAACAATGCCAATCTAAGCAGCCTACTTGGTGGCAACAGTGACCGTAAGGCAAGCAACCACAAGGAAGAAGAAAAGCTGCAAGAAGTAGAGCAAACCAATACTGTAAGCAGACGAAGATAACAAACACTATAACAAAGTATTATACAATGCACTATACACAAGAAATGATACTGCATTCCGACAGTGGCTATTGCATGCCATTCGAGGAAAGAAACGGAGAAGTGACCATGTCCCTGGGCTACGGCAAACAGAAGCATCCGCACACAGGAGAGTCATTTTTCCATCATGGAGTTGACTTCAAGGTCAAGAACTATCTGCTGTCTGCAGTAGCTACCGGCAAGGTGACAGGTCTGGGCAACGATGCTATTCACGGCATCTACCAGATTACCCGATACGGTGACTATGAAGTGACCTATGCCCATCTGAGCAACGTGTTTGCCAACTACGGCAAAGAGGTAAAGGCAGGGCAAGTCATCGCCGTCAGTGCCGACTCCCTCCATGTAGAAGTCAAATACAAGGGCGAAGAACTCAATCCACTGGAGTTCCTCACCATGATCTATAGCAATCTGAAAGTGATGGAACAGAACGGCAAGCCAGGTGCAGCACCTCAGTTCGTCACTCTTGATATGGATGTTCATACCATGTATGACAAAGACCAGAAGGAGATTGAAGACCTCATGATGCGCTTCTTCCCTGACTACATGAGTGACATGAGCCAAGGCATCTATGCCCTACCGGAGCAAACAGAACTTGCACTTCGCAATATCTTCACCATGTCGGCCATGAAGAACTACTTCTATGAGACTCTGCCATCCATGGCAAACCCATTGGGCATGGGCGCAAGAAGCATTCCAATAGCCGAGCGAGTACAGAACCTCCTCATTGGAGATTTCCTCAACTATCTCGCCTTGCGCCATCAGATCTTTCTGTCGAGCATGAGCGCCATCGAAAAAAAAAAGCACAAGACCGGGCAATAGCGACAAGCGGAATCGTTGACCCACTGGCAGAACTGGACATCGATGTGCAAAGCTTTGACATTCCACGCCTGGTGAGCGTCTATCCCGACAAGTCGGGAATCAGATGGTGGACTAAGGCTTGGTTCAACAACAGCGAGAAAGGCGAAGCAGCCATTGAGATAGAAAGAAATCTGGCCATCAAGTTCATCAACGACAACATCGAGAAGGACGAATGGCTGGAAGAATATTTCCCGAAACAGATGGAAGTCTATCACAACGCCATCGAACAGACCAGGGAGCAAATCCTCAACCAATTAAACTTGTAAACATAAAGCTATGGTAGAGTCAAAACAGGATAAGATATTCAATACTAAGGTCATACCGATAATGAATAAAGTTCGGAATGACCTACAGAACAAGCTTGCAGACGAGTTGCGGTCAAACTCCAATTCGTTTGCAGGTCTGATGGCAGCAGCTGCTGGACCTGACGGTGGTATGGCATCCATGCAGGCGCAAAATGACACCCTCAAATACACCGGCAAATGGACATCCAAGACCACCGAAGACTATATTACGATGGTCAAGAAAGAGTTGAAGCGACAGCATATCACGGTCAATGCCTCCATGGAACAGAAGATGATCGACAAGATGATAAAGGACAAAATACCGAAATCATCCATCGACTACATCATTCGAAAGGCAGCCACCAGTACCATCTTCTACCTACCGCAGGAAGTCGCAAAATCGCCATTGGAGCAAAAGATAGACTCAGAAGCAGAGAAGCGGTATAAGCCATCGGTCTGGGAAAAGAACGCAGGTATTGCCCTTGGCTCAGTAACCGACCTTGCCTGTATGGGAGGATTGGGTGGTGGTTTGAAGACAGCCGCCACATGGATTGGAAGCGACATGCTCGTCACCCATGTAGGCGATAAACTCAATGACCGTTCCGATGTTCCCATGATCATTGCACCAGGAAAGGAGGATGAATACAGACGAACACAGCAGGAAAAGAAGAAACAAGCGGAGCAGAAGCCGCAGAACAAGCCACAATCTGAGGAAGCACAGCAGGCAGCACCATCAGAAGAAGTGAACCAATCTGAAGGTGAAGCAAGCAACACGCAGCCCGAACAGACTAACATGAACGGTTGGCAAGGGCTTCTCACGTCATTCGGCCTCAACGGTATCAGCGATATAGGCCATAATCTTGGATATATATTGGCCATGCTTCCTGATATGCTCGTCGGCATGTTCACCGGTAAGACCAAGTCCATCAATATCAAGGACAACATGATGCCTATTGCAAGCATTGTTGCAGGTATGTTTGTCAAGAACCCGATTCTCAAAATGGTGCTCATAGGCATGGGAGGCATGAATCTTCTCAATAAAGCTGGACATGAAGCCTTGGACAACTTCAAGGCACAGGATCATCCGCAACAAGCTGGTGACAGAGTCAACTATCGCATCTATCCCGAAGAGCCTCTGAATGCACGCATCCAGAATCCGGAGATAAGAGCCAACTGCCTGATCGCAACCATTGACAGAGTGCCATGTACCATAGCCCTTCCAGAAAAAGTTGTGGATGCCTACCGTCAAGGAGCGCTGCCTCTCAACACCCTTGCCAATGCTGTGCTGGCAAAGAATGACCAGATGCGACAGATAGCATCCGAGAAATACGAGGCTGGCGAACGACAGACAGTCATCGAGAGACCACTTGCTCAAAGATAACATAGAACAAAGATGAAAAGATACTGGTATAAGTTCCGTGTCAAATACGGTAAAGCCCTTGGCACAGGAAAGAAGAAGAAAGTCAGTGAAGAATACCTGGTAGATGCCGAGAGCTTCACTGAGACAGAGAAACGTGCCACCAAAGCTGCTACAGAGCTTATCGGTACCAGAGACTTCGACATCACGGCCATCTCACGTGAACCAATCACTGAGATTCTGAAAGAAGACGAGAATGAAGGCAACCACTGGTACAAGACCGTCGTCTCCCTTGTCACTGAGGATGAAGACACAGGCGTAAAGAAGTTCTCACCACAGACCATCTACGTCAATGCTCCTTCGACAAAGGAAGCAGACCGCATGCTACGTCAGCACATGAGCAGCAGTGTGACAGAGTGGGAAATCAAATCCATAGCCGAGACCAAGGTACTTGGGGTTCTTGGCTATAAGCAATGA